GTCGCAGCCAGAAAATCCGCCCAGGGTGCCAGTTCGAAGGCATTGCCGACCACGCCGAGCGGTTGGGTCAAGGATTGCGCCAGTGCCACCGTTGCCGAAGGCCCCGGAGCGAGTAGCTGCCAGATCATTGCCCGAGCCGCACGCCTTCAGAGACCATCAGACTCAGATGCTCGATACCACTGTCGGCATCCGGCAACACGGCGAGAATGTTGTAGTAGAAGCCGCGATGCACCACGCGCATTTCCGAGGTCACCGAATCCCGGTAGCGAATCGTGATCCGGCCACGGACCTCGGACTGCTCAGCACCCGCGGCCATGTAGTCCCGCCCGGAGCTCGGCACGATCGCGGCCCAGGGCTCGGCCACCGTCACCCACAACACGCCCTGCTCGCCGGTCACCTCGTCCTGCAGGATCTGCGGCGCCTGCAGCGAGACGCGGTGCCGCAAGGCCCCCGTGGCCACGCCGCCCATCAGCTCACCGTCGGCCGTCGTAATGGCGTCAGCAAGGCGGTCGCGCCACGCCCGAGCGTGTAGCCGTGCCCGTGTTCGCTCGGTACGTCCGTCTCGCCAGCCCCGCCATCGCGAAACCGGTACTGCCGATCGAGTTCGATGAGACAAGCGGCGCGTACATTCGGCAGCACCGTGAAGTCGCCGGCCGAATCCATCTCGTTCACCGGGTCGCCGGACGAATCGACCACCGCATCGCCGTTCGAGTCCACCAGCACCGAGTACAGCCGCCAGTCGTCCTTCAGCCATTGGCCTATAGCGGCCGACACCGCCGGAATAAACACGCCGAGCCAGGCATCGTCCGGGCCGCCCTGGCTGTCTGCGTCGAGGCGCAGGTGTTCGCGGGCCTCCTCGAGCGTGACGAGGTCAGGAACCATTGAGCGCCACCGTCTTCGGGCGTTCGGGAGGCCCGGGCGGCCCGGGTTCGCCGTCCCGGCCTTTTCGTGCGGCCAGTTGCCAGTCGTCACGTTTATCGTAGGCCGGCGTTACCGTGGTATCGCGCTTCGCGATCCACAAGCTCCCGGCGTGGTGCCACGCATCCCCGGCCTTCGCCTGTCGGCCCTCCGACCAGAATCCGCGGTGAATGACGACCGGCAGGTGTAACGTGCAGTCCCGCCTCACGTTGCCACGTTGAAAGGTGAGCGTTAACCCGCGCTCGCCGTCATACACCGCGGAAAAGTCTTCGAGGCCGAACCCGTCAGCACCCACCACCGGCCCGACGTCCTTCGCCTCCCCGTTCGACAAGGTGAGTACCAGGTGCCCGGCGCGGTCGATCATGGCACCCGCCACACCGAACCCCGGCTCACCCTGGTCACCCTTCGGACCCGGTTCGCCGTTCTGCTTGCCGAGTTCTCCTTCGAGATCGGCAATGCGTTTGGTGAGCGGCGCGATCGCTTGCCGCAGGTAGTCGTGCAAATCCGCAACGAAGGCTTCAACGTTCAACATGGCTCAATGACTCCGGCGACTTGAGCCAGAGCAACAGCCTGGCTTTGTCTGTCTGGTCTTCCTCGGCGGGCTCGTCTTCTTCCGGTTCGGGTTCGATCGGATTCAAATCGTCGCGGTCGCGCAACATGCCCAAAGGGTAATCCTGATGCTGTCCCCACAAGGTATCGCCGCCACCGGTCGACGACAGATTGAACTTGCGCCGGGCCTCGTCCGGCGTCTTGATCTTGCCGCCGACCAGTTTCGTTTCGACCTCGGCCTGCTTGCCCTCGTCCATCCGCCAGAGCGGTTCGAGATTCATTTCGACACCGAGCGGCAACTTGATCGCGAGGCCCTCGTCGAGCAGGTTCTCCATCGACTCGATGATTGGTGACAGGGCATCGCCGTAGTATTCGACATTCACGTCGTCGGCCTTCCAGCCGGCCGGCGGATTGCCGATCCCGATCTTGTAGGGCTTGACCCCAAAGGGCTGGCAGATTTGTTCGTCGGAATAGCGCATCTGTTCGACCATCTGCGAATCGACCGCATTGGATGAGAAGGTCGTGAACTTCATGTCCGCGCCAATGACGGCGACCTTGCCGGCATTCTCCCCGGTAAAATTCTCGTCCCAGTAGGACTTGAGACGACCCGCATCGTCGTCCGTCATACCAGCCGGTGCCGTCAGGATTCCTCCTGGCGAAGCGTGATTGCCGAAAAACTCCGAAGAGTTTCTTAAGATCCGCAGGTTCTTGACCGCGGCCCAGTAGGCCGCACACAAGGGCGGCACGCCGATCAAGGGATGGTGAATCGTATTGGCCCGATCGTGAATGATCTCGCGCGCGGGAATGACGACGTTGCCGTCGCGCTGAGGAAAGTCGTCCGGGATCTTCGGCAGGTTCCACTGGTTGTTGTTCCAAACCTCGTAGAACACATCGCCAGAATCGGAGACCAGCGGTTTCACCCGGCAGGGATCGAGCACGTACAGCTTGACGACCACGCCGCGCTCGTCGCGTTCCTTCAGAACGTAGGTGTTGCCGTACCGAAGTCTTGAGAGCACCCACGACTCGCGGAACTGTTGCGCCGTCTGGTAGTAGTTCGGCTTTCGAAGCACCGGTGAATACGCCGGGTTCTCGACCCTGACCCAGATCCCGGCCCGTTCCTCGACCAGCGTATACGGCAGTTTCCCGATGTCCTGCGTGATCCGCGAAATGCAGGCGAACAGCGTCGGATAGCAGAGCAGATCGGACACCCGTTCCTCGACATTCAGTTGCCAGGCGCCGGCATAGGGTTCGTGGATCGTGCGCCAGAGCCCCGGATGCCAGGGAACGGAACTTAAGTCCTTTTCGATCCGCTTGAGCTCGAAGCCCAGGAGGCGCATTTACTCTTCCGCCTTCAAGTCACGCCGCTTGTATTGTCGTTTCGGCTTGCCGGTGCGCTTGGAGAGTTCGACGGCTTCGGTCGTGACTTTCTCCTCTCTGGTCTTTTTCTTGGGCTTCGGCTCTTCCTCGTCGTCAACCAGACGGACCAGGCCGGAACGTTGCAGGATCTTGGCATACCGGGGATGCATGGTCGTGACCTTGCCGCCCCGGACATATTGCACCTTGACTTTCATGACGCCTCCAAAAGAGGGACGGCCCGAAGGCCGTCCCTTGCTGAGGAAAGACAATCCGACACGGAGATATCAGCTTGCTTCGCCCCAGGTCACGCCTTCGAGGTACTGGACCGAATCGACCCGACGCAATGCCCAGTTGATGGTCCACTCAGCCAGGAAGCCGACGCAGTTGGTCTGCCACAAACTGACCAGCGTGGTTTCTGCCACAGCTCCTGCGGGTGCTGCCGAGTTGGTCGGCGCGTTGTCCATCTCGAGCGAGGCCTGGTCGGACACTTTGATCTCGATCCCGCCTTCGTCCGCGAGATAGATATCTGAAGCGTTGACCAGGGCCACGATCGCCCCTTCCGTCGAACGGAGTGCGTAGTCCGACACAATGGCCGGCATGCCGAACAGCAGACCGCCGCCCATGCCGAACTCCGGAAACTCCGTCTGCCCGAGCGGGTTTTGCAACAGCGAGATTGCCATCGCCGTGGTGGCCGGCATGATCCACACACCCGAACTCGGTGGATTGTTGGCGGCCAGGAAGGCCGAGAACAAGGCCCGGAAATCCGCCCGGATGTCTTCCGCATCCGAACCCGACGACGGGATCGGCGTCTGGGCCTGCAGGATCGAGGCCGGAGACACGTTCGTGACTGCCGCCTTGTTCGGATCGATGAAGTCGAGATCCACACGCTCCCGAATGGCGGCCGCCAGGCTGTCACGAATGAGCATTGCAGCCGACGGGCTCGAATCCCTGAGCAGTTCCATCGTCGCGACGGCGATGTTCGCCACCTTCAAAGGCTCGATGGTCGTGCGCGTGAACGCGAACGAAGTCAGCGGCTTGGCCTTGCCTTCACCGGTCCAGTAGGCATCGCCGCCCGAGGTCTGGCCGATGATCGGCGTCCTAAACGGCACCCGGCGAAGCGAGGGAATGTTCCCCATACCGAACTTGCCGAGAATGGTCTGCGGACGCAGGAACTCGACGAAGTCAGCCACCGCCCCGGACTCCTCTGCGACCAGGTTCGCGGCCCAGGTGGCATCGAGGGTATTCGCTGCCGGCACTGCGGCCTTGGTCAACATGCGATGCAGACCTTCATCGTCCGGGTACAGGCTTTTCGCAATCTCCCGCGCCGGCTCATGATCGAGGAACGACAGTCCCTTGCAACGCGCATAGCGGGCAAAGGCAATGCCGGGTTCGAGTTTCTTCACCGGCTTTTTGAGCTGCAGGGTGCTGAGGATGCTATTCGCCGGCTGGTCCTTCGTGACCTGCACCGGCTTCGCCTCGACCGCCGTGATCCGCTCGAGTTCGCGCATCCGGACCAGATCGCCGTCAAGCGTCTTAAGGTCGGCCTTCAGCGTGTCGAACTCTTGCGCCTCTTCCGGCGAGGTCGAGCGGCTTTCGTCGACCGACTTCTGAAGCACTTCGGTCATACGCTTCTTTTTTGCCTCGCGAGTCACCTCGAGCGAAGCCATCTGTTCTGCAATGTTCATGGTCAATTCCAGTTGAAAGGAAAAAGTCCGCCTCACGGCGGTCCACGGCGAGGAAGGTTCCCTTCGGGAACCAGGGCCGCAAAAGGAAACGGGCGGCCCACGCCACCCGTTTCCGAATCCTGCCAGGGGATTTAACGCCTCACGGCGTGAGCAAACGCACCGCTCCCTTCGGTAAGGTGGAGTCAGTGACTTTCAACAACGGGACCGAACCCGGACGGAAGTCCAGCGATTTGATCGTCTGAACCAACTCGTCCGAAATACTCTCCATCGACTTGATGGCGGTAATGACCGCCTCCGGCAGCGCCGGAATCGTCACACTGGATAATTCCAGAACTTCGACGGCCTGGAAGTCGATGCCGCCTTTTTCGTTGCGCTCATGTTTCAAGGAACGGAAACCGATGCTGACCGCACGCACGAGCCCATGCCTGATTTCGGCCCAGGCGACGTCCAGCCGTTCTTTCAGGGCTGGCGGTTCGTCGATCCGCGCGATCTCGGCATCGAACTCGATGCCCTTTTCGGTCGGCTTCCGGAACCGGACCAGGCCAATCGGCTTTCTGTGATCGTGCTGGTGCAACAAAGGCAACGGATTGGTAAACAGCACGCCCATCGGATTGATCGTGTCGCCGATTCGATCGGTCTTTGGGACCGTCGCCCAGCCGGTAAAACTCCGGCTGTCTTCATCGAATGCCTTCGTCCGCAACAGTGCATACGCGCGTTCCATGTGGAACTCCTTATCCGAGCGCAAAGAAGCGCAGCGGCTGTTTGTCTTCAATCGGCTGCGTGGTCGCCGCACCAATGGCCATAGCGAGCGCCACCATCCCGTCAATGCGGCCGGTCGCCTTGCTCTTGTCCAGTTTCTTGTTGCCTGCAGGGTCCCGGGTTGCGACCGCATTCTCGGCGCACATGTCCAGCACCGGGTTCGAGCCGTGCCGCAATTTGCCGCTCAGGAGCAACGACTCGAGGTTATCGAGCGCCGGCGTCATATCCTTGAAGCCCTGGCCGAAGGGCACGAGCGGCAATTCGACCTTCAGCCGGCCGAGTTCCTGTTTTAAGACGTCGATGCGCCAGCGGTCGAACGGGATCGCCTTCACCACGAAGGCATCGCACAGGTCCGCCAGTTGCTGCGCAACGTAGGCATAGTCAATCGACGCACCCGGCGTCGCGGTGATGTAGCCCTCTCGCGCCCACAGGTCGTAGGGTTCCCGGTCCCGTTGCGAACGTTCGGCCATGCCATCGGCCGGCGCGTAGAAGTACGGCAGCACGTGGAACACCCCGTCCTCGTCCCGGCCAACAACGACCACGGCCGTTAAGTCGTTGCGGGCCGACAGGTCCACGCCGACATAAGCCTGGCGCAC